CCAAGGACTCGAAGAACCCCATCTTGGGAGGTTCTGCCGGTGCAGCCTGGCCGCCAAACTGCGTGGCCATGGCCGCGTAGTCAACAGGCGCTGCAGCCGGTGCGGCAGCAGGTGCAGCCGACACAGGCGCAGCAGGTACCGGACGCGCAGCCGGAGCCGCTGCCGGAGCAGGCGCAGGGGCCGGGCCTGCCGCAGCGCCGCCGAACTGTCGTGCGAGTGCTTCGTAGTCGGTTGCCATCAGCGGATTCCTGCTGCTTTCTTGAAGGCGTCAGCCGCTTGCTGCGACGGGAATGTCAGCACCTGGCCGTTGGGGGCCGTCACCGACACAGGCGCTCCACGGCCGCCACCGGCTGCCGGAGGTGCAGCACCAGCACCAGGAGGTGGTGATTCGGTAGCCTCGTAGAAGATGTTTCCGGTGTTCAGTCCGTAGCCCTTGGCGATGCGCTCGATGCCCTGGCGCACCGTGGCCTCTTGGGTCTGTGCTGTGGAGTACAGCTTGCCTGCCTGGCCTTTGAACGAAGTGCGCTGCGAAGGCGACAGGCGCTGACCGCTGACCACCTGGTTGTAGATGTTCTGAATGCGCTCGGGCACACCGGCCGCATTCTGCGCCGTGGCAAACTCGCCCTCTCGCACCACAGAGCCGGGGTCCAGCATTTTCATGTAGCCGAAGATCAGCGACAGGTCGCCCACAGCGCTGTCCTCGGAGGCCAGCACGCGGCCGTAGGCCGATTTGACTTCCTGGTAGCCCTTGGTCTGATCGCTGTACTCCTTGCGGAACTTGCCCTCGGCATCTGGTCGCTTTTCCACCGGGATGATGCCAGCGGCCATCTGGTCGGCCTCAGCCTTGGCACGCGCAGCCTCTGCGCCAGACTTCCGTGCGGCAGCTTCTTGAGCCAAACGAGCAGCTTTGGCCTGCTCGATCTGCGACTTGGTGAGGTCGATTTCCAGACCGAACTTCTCAGGCGCAAACTTGGCCTGGGCTTCCTTGACGATGGCGTCAGCGGTTTCTTGGCGCAGCTTAAACGGCTGCAGTTGGGCCTTGCGACGGTCTTCCTCGATCTGCACAGCGCTGCCAATGATCTTGTCGCCGCCAGGCATCTGCGAGATGGTGAAGCCGAAGTAGTCCTCGGTGGCCTTCGGGTTCTCCTTGGCCACATCGCGCCAGGTCTCGAGAAACTTGGCACCGGCCTCGTCGCCGCTGTTGCGCTTGGCCTCGATCTGGCGTTCCAGCAGACCGATGGCAATGTCAGGCTTGCCAGACTTGAACGCCGAGAACACCTGACCAGCCTGACCAAGTGCGTTCTGCTGCTGGTCAGCGTTGATCATGCTGAAACTTTCGCGCACGGCCTTGGCCTGCGTCTCAGGAAGCATCATCGCCAGGTCAGCATAGTCCTTGGCGGTCGCGCCTGGCTGGCGCAGGCGCTGGAAGGCTTGCGAGATCAGCTTCTGTTGCTCTGCTTGGCGCTGGGCTTGCTCCTGCGCCATGCGGGTTTCGGTGATGGCTGTGCCAGTTTTGAACGCCGACAGGAAAGCCTGCGACGGGTCAGGAATTTCGACGCCGTAGTTGATTGGGCCGGATGGTAGTTGAAGGGCCATCAGAATTTACCTCCCAGGCCAGAGAAGATGCCCAGGCCGCCAGAGATGGCTGCGGGAATGGAGCCGAATGCCTTGCCTGCGGCCAACTGGCCACCGGCCGTTGCTGCGCCTTGCGCTGCCAGCAGGTTGGCCACGTTGGTGCCGGTCTCCTGCGCTGCAGCGCCAGTGCCAGCGGCAGATGCTTGGCCGTACTTGGCCAGGCCACCCAACTGGCCGTACTGCTGCTCGATCAACTGGCTGAGAAGCTGAGGCCGGAACTGCGCCAGTGCTGCCTGGACATTGCCGCCACGCAGGCCGCCAGTGGCAGATGCCTGCTGCAGGATGGCGTTCTCGCCTTGCTGCGTCAGCGCCTGAAAGGCTGGGCCTTGCTCCAGTGCTGCAATGGCAGCACGCTGGGCTTCCGGGCCTTGCACGCCGACCAGAGCCTGCTGTTGCTCGAATGCCTTGGTGCCACCAGTGACGTAAGGTTCCAGCAGCTTCTGCACAACATCGAACTGGCGACGCTGTTCAGCGATGCCAGCTTCGGATGCCTGTGCCTGCGTTTCTGCTGCCGACTCGGCAGCCTGGCCTTGCATGTAGCCAGATACGAGCGTTGCGCCGCCAACGGCAATGCCTGCCAGCGCTGCTCCAGATAGACCAAAACTCATTGTTTGCCCTCCAGGTGCGGGTGTTGGACGGCCTCAAGGACAGGAGCCGGTGCCGGGACGGTGTACATGTCCCAAATGGCCTGCGGGTCTGTCTCGTTCGTCGGGTTGGCGTGGAAGGTGGTGACCTCAACGTCCGTCAACGCTACGCCAGCACGCTTGGTGTTGGGCTTGGTGACGCTCATGAAGCCGGGACCGACTTGGGCCGAGCCGTCGTCAGTGGTGACGATCAGGTGGCCTTTGCGAACCACGAAGAAGGACTCGTCCTTGTGCACTGCGCCAGTCAGGACTGTGCCTGCCGGGATATGCATGGTCCGAGCGTAGAGACCGTTGCAGAAGTCGTGATCGACAGGCATGTCGACCTGGGGCAACTTGAGCAGTTCAGCCTCCAGGCGGTAGATCGGCAAGTGCTCCGCAGGCACACCGGCCTGCTTGGCAACTTCCTGAACCGCGACATCGCTCATCGAATCCTCCTGCTGGGGGCTGTGAGCTACTGGCTGCTCGGACGGCTCAGTGATGGTATTTTCCCACATTCCCATGACCTGTCAATCTTCCATCTCGAACTCGCGTTCTTCCCATGCTTGGCAAGAACGGAGGTCGTGACAGATGAAGTCAAACTTGTGGCAGTAGCCACGGAAGCCTGCGTTGGTGTCCCACTGGTTCTGCGGGATGCGCTCCATCTTGGCCTGCATCATGGTGCTGTTGTCGTAATACTCGCAGTTCGAGCACCGACGACGACGAGCCTCTTTCTCGTCGACCTGCATGGCCTTGGCCAGCTTCATCCAGTACGGCTTGTTCGCGCCTGGTTCGTTGGACGGGTTTTCAGGGCCAAGCATCCAGTCGTCGATCACCACCTGGGTGTTCTTCTTGTTCTCGGCTGCCGTGATAAACGGCATGGATTCGGGCAGGCCAGTGAAGCCAGCCATCATGATCTTTGGCATTTCCATGGTGGTCTCCTTAAGTGATTTCACGGCCAGAGGAGCGGATGGTCAGAGCAGATGCCGTGCCGGTGGTCGAGATGAACCCACCATTGGCCAGCACTTGGCCAACCAGCTCGGGGAATGTATATGTCTCGTCCGGGGCAATGGCGCGGCTGTCCACGATCAGGTTGGTCGTGCCTGCGCTGCCGCCGCTGCTCACCAGGTGCACGCTGATCACAGCATTGCTGGCGCTGGTGTTGGTGGCGGTGAATTTGTCGATGATGGCCGTGCAGTTGGTGGCGGTGTATTGCGTGGTCTGCGCCGCCTCCATCTGCTTGGAGCCAATGATGGGTTTTGCTACGACTGACATGATTTCTCCTTACTGTTGGACTTGAGTGACGGTCAGAACGATGGCCGGTGCGCCTGGCGCGAATGCCGTTGCCGCTACGGTGTCCACCGTCACGTTGGTGCTGTCTGCTGCGAAAGCCATCTCGACATACTCGTTGGCGTTCAGCGAAACCGTCTCGCTCAGTGCGATTGGAATGTAGCCGTTGTTCAGATCGGACGTGACCAGTCGCGCAGAATTTGCGATTGCGGTTCCGTTTTTCTTGAACCAGACCCAGATATTCTTCGAAGATGAACTGCCACTGGTCAGCTGTACCGTTGCGTCGAATTGGTATAGGCCAGACTGCGGGACGATGATTTGCGAAGTCGTGCCACCAATCACCACGCCGTTGCTGATCTGCGTGTTGTCGAATGTCAGCAGGTATTCGGTGTTGATAACCGCAGGCGTTTGGTCGGTGGTCTTGGTGAACACGCCGTAATACTTCATCTGCTCGATGGTCGGGCGCACGAAGATCACGCCAGCCGATGCGTCGGACACGATGCAAGCAGCCAGTGGGATGACGTTGTTCGGGGCTGTTGGCTTGACGTTGGTCAGCGCTCCAGCGGTTGTCGGGCTGGCATAGAGAATGTCGCCTGCGCTGAATGCACTGGTGTCGAGGTCGCGCACGAAGCCCCATGTGGTGCAGTAGCCCTTCTCGCCGCTGTCCGGAAGGTCATGGGTCATAACGCCGAGGATGTACAGCGATGGGCTTGTGCCGTCGGCAAGGTACGGGGCCACAAGCAGGGCATTGGAAGTCGCGCCAGCAAAACCCACCACAGATCCGTTCGGGATGGTCGAGCCTGTCGTATTTCCGACACGTGCGTAGACCTCCTGGCCGACCTGCTGCGTGACACCATAGTCCATGCCGATGTTCACGGTCTGGTCGGTTTCATTCCAGCCAAGGCGACGAATGCGCGAGACAAAATCAGCCGTGTTCAGGTCGATGTAGTCCGTGATCGTCGAGTTGTTGTTCTCGATCACAGGCGCAGTGCTCAGCATCTCCAGAGCGTTGGCAATGCGGCCAAGCGTATCCAGTGCCTGCACAGCCTTCTGGTCTGCGTTGCCTGCGTTGATGGCTGCATCTTTGGCCAGGATCACGATTTGAGCCAGTGCCTCGTTTGCTGATGCGTCTGCATTTCCGGCCTCGATGCTGATGCCTTCCGTGTCAGTTGCTGGTGACACTTCGTCAGCAATCTGAAACAGGCGCTCGAACTGCTTGATCTGCTCGTGGTTCTTCAGGAACGTAGCAAGCTGGTCGCGGGTGAGGTTGAGTTTTTGCGTTGCCATGGTCAGTACGCAAGCGCCTCGATTTGTGCCTCAAGCCTGGCGAACGACAGGTGCGCCTGCGTGTCGCCACGGAAGCGTTGGATGCGCCAGTTCAGCATGTGGCCTTGCTGGAACCAGGCCAGGCGCTTTTTGGTGCTGCCTGTGGTCCCAACTCGGATTGGCCGGTCCTGACTCCAGGCCAGTCCGTCCACAGAGTAGCTGGTGCTGATGATCGGATCGATGCCCAGCGCCACCCGGCCGGTCAGCGCGACCAATTCCAGTTCGTTGAAAATCGCGCCGTTGCCTTCGTTGTAGGCGATCAGCGTGCCGAACTCCCAGCGCACGATCTGTCCCCAATGGCTGCCAATGTCCTGCACCATGTAGCCGACGGTGCTGGACTGCGGATCGCCCACCAGCCACTTGTCGTAGGCCCACACCAGGTTGCGCGCACGGTACTGGCTGAAGCCGACCTGGCTGGTGGTCAGCGTGAACCAGACCTGCTCACCCAGCGCCTCGCTGGCCGCCGCGTCATAGACGATGGTGCGGTCCGGTAGGTGCACATACAGGTGCTGGTGGCTTTTGTCGTTGCGCGCTTCCAGCTTCACCGTAGCCAGTTGCACCTCGGTGTAGCCAAGCAGAATCTGGTCGATTTCTTGCGTGCTGATCTTCTGGGCTTGCGCGTTTGCGCCCAGGTAGATGCCTGGCTGCTCATTGCGTCCGCTGCCCAGGAACGCCACTGTCTCCAAGTAGACGCAACAGGCGAACGTGCCGATCACGCCCTTTTGAATTTGCGCGCTGTCGATGCGCTGGAACGGGAAGAAGTCGCCGCCAACGTTGTCAAACACCTCGATGGTGTTGCGGTTGAGTGCGTAGACCTCGTTGCGCAGCTTGAGCAGTGCAACCACCGGATCAGGATCGACTTCGCTGGAGCCGTACTTCAGCGGGTTGACCTGGGTCGGGTCGGTCAGTTCCGTGACCACCAAGAACTCGCCATCGGTGGTCATGAAGTAGCCGTCCACCCAGACCACATCGAGCACCACGCCAAGGTCTGGATCGGTCACCTGGGTGAGCGTGCCGTTCCAGTAGTAGAGCCGCCCACCAGACGCGATGGCCAGGCGGTCGAAGCTGTAGTCGAACGTCACCAGCGTGTTGACGGGGCCGCCCACATCGCCAAGCACAGTCACAGCGCCGTTGCTGGCCACGGTCACGAGCTTGGTGCCCATGACGCGGTAGCAGGTGCCGTTCCAGTTGACGCCGCCACGGTCGATGCCTGGGCCAGTGCCGTTGGCCACCAGTCCGTCGCCGGGCCGGAGAAACCCGTTGCTGATGCCAGACTTCTTCGGCACCGGCACAAGGTTGACCGGGTAGGACGTGCGGATGTCCGGACCGTTGTCCGTGTAGATGCCGTTGAGGATTGGAATCTGCATTCAGGTCACCACTTCACTTTGTCTGCCCAATACGCTGCGCTCATCTTGCCCTTGGCAATGTTGCTGGCGTGGCGTGCCTTGAAGGACTCGCGCCGCGCTTTGTCTGCCTTGGACTCGCCTTCGCGCTTCGGAGACCCGGTCACGCCTTGCTGGCCAAAGCGGATCGTCTTGACCTGGTCGCCAGCCTTGGCCACCACAACGTGCGACTTCGTGGGATGCGAAGGCGTGCGCTTTGGCTTGTTGTAGCCTTCGACGCCTGCGCGCTCCAGACGCGGGTCTTTCTTGGTTGCCATGATCAAGCGATCCGGTACCAGGAGTTGGTCGCCTGCACGAAGCGCACGCGGAAGAAGTCCTCTGCCGCCAGCGTTCCAGGTGCGCCATAGACAGCAGCAGCACCGTTTGCGCCAAGCGTGAATGCCGTGATCTGCTGCGTGGTCGTGACCAGCACCTCGGTGCCGTCAGGCGTTTGGGTGTTCAGCGGCAGCGTGACGGTGCCTGTGGCAAGAGTGCCAGCAGGCTGGATCAGCATCCACTGCTGCGCTGCCACAGGCGTCGGCACGGCCAGGTTGAATCCAGTGCCAGGCGTGTAGACGTTGGTGGCCAGCGTCGGGCTGGCGAATGTTTGCTGAAAGAACTGCAGCAGCGAACTGATCGGCAGACGCCGAGCGTCGCCGTTGTTCGGGCTGTAGACGGGCACCTGGTCGCCAGGAGAGACCTGGGCCAGCAGCGGGAGTTGGTTGATGGTTGGCATGGGTCAATCCTTTCAGTTGAACTCGATGGGTCCGTCCTGACCGGCCAGGACCGGATCGACAGGAGGACGCAGGAATGGGTCGTCGTAAACGCGCCACGGCTTGTTTCCAGCGCCGGATGGCATAGTGCCTGGCAGTTGCTGCTCCAGCGGAGCAGCAGCGCGCGACAGCAGCGTGTTGTAGGTCTCCTTGGCCGTGGCCTTGGTGTCCGGCATGACCTGCTTGCCGTAGCCTGGTGCGATCTTGACCGCCAGATTCGTGATGATGGCCTCGTTGGCGCTGTCTGGCACCTCGGACTCGGCATCGATGTCGCTGAACTGTGGACTGGACGGCAGCGGGTAGCCAAGGCGAATGCCAAGCGCGTTCCAGGATGCCATCATGGCGTCGAGCCTGCGCAGGGCCGACTCGAACTGTTGCGGTTGCAGGTCGAATGCGTAGGAGGCCAGGCCTATTTCCTCGAATGCGGCCGCAACGAACTGGCGCTTGCTGTAGCCCATGTCACACCTCCTTGAGTGCTTCGTTGATCATGGCCAGCAGCTTCTCGTCGCTGGTGCGCTTGCTGAACTTCAGGCCAAGTTCAGTGGCCTTTGCAACCATCTCAATGCGGGTCGGTGCAGCGTCGTCGCTTGGTACGGCTGTCGGTTCTTCGACAGGTGCATCGACAACCACGGCAACAGAAGCGGACAGTGCAGCACGCTTGAAAGATGCGCGACGCTCGGCGGGTGGCGATGCCACTCGAACCTTGCGCGTGCGGACCTTGCGATTGGCCAGGTGGCGCGAAGCGCTTTCCCCTGCTGCATCGAGAGCCTGCTCCAGCGTCAGATGCCAGCCAGACGCAAGGCGTGCGTCCAGTTGCTGTTGCGTGGTCGCCAGCATGGTGTCGTAGCTGTA